GGGGTGTTAGGGCTGCGTCCGCATACATACGTTGTGCGGATTCGTTTAACTCGTTTTCAGCAGCATCATCTAGCTTGTCCTGTGCAACCTGCTCATCTCGGACGTACTTTAACAGTTCGTCTTTCTCAATTTCGTCGCCTGCAATACTGGAGAACAAAGCCGTATAGCGCCCAAAGTCGCCACGCGCTATGGCCTCCTCGCGATCAGCCGCGTCATCAAAACGCTCGAACAAGTGGTTCGCCAAAACAGCGCGCCGTTGGTCGCTGATTTCTTTGTTCAACGCCTCTCGCACAGATTCGGTATAGGCTGGGTCGCCCACATTTATTGTGCGCGCAGTAATCTGATCGCGAAGCTGGTAGGCATGTGACAGCGTAAGATCGCGTCCTTGGTCGTCAGTTTCGCCAGCAGCAGACGCCAGCACTGCGCCAAAACGATTACCGGCACCGTCAACATCATCCGCTATAGACGCACGTTCCTGCGCCTTAATCCGCTTGTATTGCGACTCAAGGCCGGTTTTGAACGCGGCAGAGAACAGTGCATTGGTTGAAGCTGAATATGCGTTTGCTTCTTTTGGGTCAATCTTTCCAAGCACATCACGATGCCCAGCGATAAGAGCCTTGGCCTCTACCTGCTGTTGCTGAACATCAATCGGAAGACCCGACTTGAACGCAGCCGTCAGTCCGTCAAAGTGTTTACGCGCCTCAAATTCCAGTTCTGTGCGAAGACGCGCGCCGACACTAGAGCGCAGGGCTGACCCATAAATTGTGTCTGGATCACCAACAACATCGTCAATATCCATGCCGCTTTCCATAGCGGCTTCAATTTGTTCTTTTGTTATTGGGTTTTCAAAATCATATTGAGCGCCCTCACGCGCCGCGCGCTTGCCCGCTTCCTCAAACGCATAGGCGCTGATACGATCAAGCGCCTGAGACATCTGCCGATAGCCGCGCGCCTCTGCTGCACCTGCACCAGCGTAATCAATGCGTGGTGCCGAGGCGAGGCTTACGCCTAGAGGGCGATAACGGGGGAGACGGTCTGCCATGACTACACCAAAAGCCCTGCGCCGCCGGGACCGGATGTCGCATACGAAACATTAGCGCCCGGCGATGGCGGGCCACCGATTTTAGAGAACGATCCCGCAGAACTCAAAAGCGTGCCAGCGGCGGCAAACATAGCACCACGCTTCGCCTGCTTGGCCTGATCCATGTAAAGTTTCGCCTGAATTGCCCCGCCTTCACGCGCAATAATTTGATTGTCCTCAGTCACGAAAAACTCTTTTGCGCCCTCAGACTGCGTAAACTGAGCAAGGCCCAACGCACTACCTGAGAACGGATCAATTCCGCCAGCCGCAGCGCGTGCGTTTAGTGTAGAGTTTGTTCGCACAATGTTCTTCAAAGTTTCAACGCCTTGCTGCCGGTACTTGAGCGCCTCGCCTCTGGCCTGAACCTGAGCAAGAGCCGCCTGCTGCGCCAAACCCTTGGCCTGCGCCTTACCCGCCTGCATCTGCCCAAACGCAGAAACAGCCGATCCCGCCAACGCTACAAATGGAAGTGCTGCCGCCATCTTATTGCCCCGCGCTAATCTTGTAGTCGATACCAAGAACAGTCATCTTGAGCGGCACAGACTGCCCAATCGTGATCTGCCCTTCGTAAGTATAGCCCAAAATGCCATGAAGCGTTTTAATTCCTGTAAATTCAGGAACCGCCGCGTCAAGCATGTCTGTGTCAAACTGACGGAACGCAACCTCTTTGCCGCCAATCGTCATAGATTGCGTCTCAAAAATTTCTGCGTTCACCTCAAAGATGCGCTTCTTAAACCCACGCAGCGAGCCGCTTGCCAAGCGCGGCTCAACCGGAAGCGTCTTGATCTCAATGCTGTAGTTCAGTCCGGTTTGATAGCTTGAAGTCGCTGCTTCAGCGAACGTAATGGTGAAAGGAGTCGCCGGTACAGTCTGCTCAGACTCAACCACACCATCTCGAATGACCTGCACAGTTTCGCCTTCAAGGTGGTCCATAGTGACCGAAGACGCTGCACCGCCAGACTTGGCAGAATCCAGATAGACCGCATCATCAAACAACTCCACAAGATAAACGTCAGCACCATTAACAGTACGCTTGACCACAGTATATATAGAATCAACGTCCACACCGACATTTAAGAAGTCCCCATCAGTGGTCCACTCAGACGGCGCAATGACGTTCTGTGACCGCAACAACGTGTAACAAATGATAGAGCCATCATCGTCGTTCACGATCAAAAGGCGGTCGCCCTCGTCTGTGCTGGTCGCTACGCGCGTAGCCATCTCGCCCGGCGACTTGAGGAGATGAGACGACAACAAGGACACCTTCGCAGAGGTGTATGCGTTCTGCACGTCTGCGTACACAAAGTCCTGCAACGCCTTACCTTGTCTCTGCACAAACAGCGTCGCACCATCAATGTTTTGCAGGCGAATACCCGGCCTCATGCCATAAGCAGACTGCTGCTTAACGATCAGGTTGGCTGGCGTGATCGGGTCGTCAAGCGACTGAGGCACATAAAACTCGCCGCCAGTCGTGAAGATTTGCAGGTGACGCCCAGAGTAGATGTCAACGATAGCATTGAACGTACCTGTGTCCAGCGTTGCCTCAACAGAACTGTCGTCTAGCTGTTCGCCGGGGTCAAAGTTAAAGAAGTCGCTGACGCGCGACCCAAACAATGTTTGCGGCAAAGACTTAGTGCCGCCAAAGAACAGCCGTCCCTCGTGAAACACAACGCTGCGCGGATAGCCGCGCGTTGCGGACCACGCTTCTTCGTAGCCATGTTCGCTTTCCCAGTTACCGCTGGTGATTGCGCTGGTGTCGAAGAAAGGAATCTCGACGTAAGCCTTAACGCTTGTGTCGCTGACGTACTCAGTGATTCGAGCGCGACCAAAACCATCAAGGGAATTGATGTACTCGCCAACAGCGGCTTCTTTGAACGCCTTAACGTCATAGTTTGATGTGGCGTCAGGCGCAGTGTCCCATGCCGGAGACACTGTCAGGACTTTCGTTGATGCCACATAGTCTTCAACGTGGCGCGTTTGCCCCGATCCTGCCCCGGCTGTGATCTCAATGAACATGCCGTTGGGCTGATCGTCAGACGTAAAGCTAGACGCGGCCTTTAGCGTAATCGTGTTAGATGACCCCGCCTGCGCTGTTCCGTTGTCGGTCGTCACAGACGATGCCGTGATAGTGATGTTTCCACTAGCCGCAGATGGCGTGATCGTATAAGTCGGATTGTGCGTGTCCAAGTCAAAGGCATACAGCGGAACGTGCGAGAACGGAACCGTGTCCACGGTCCACGTTGCATCCGTTGCGCCGCGCACAAGACGCAACGGTTCAAGGTCTTCGTGGACGATAATCAGTGTGTCAGCCGACTGCACCCAATTCATTTCCGGCAGGATCGCTGCTGTCAGCGAAGACACAGTGGCGTAGTCGTTGCCGCTGCCGTTAATGTTCGTGATCTGCACGCCGTCCTTAAAGACGTACATCTTGCCCGGCGTAAACACGAGCATGTAGCTGTCAGATACGCTGAACTCAAACGGAACCATGCGAACAGCGTTTGCTGCGCCAGCGTCTAATGTTGCAATATATTTTGTGCCGGGACGGCGGATAGCGCCACCCTGCGGCTGAATGGAGACGTTGCGCGCGGTTGTCAGACCCGCCTGATATTGGGCAAGGTCTGTGCGCGCGCGAAGACGAGGGTCGAGTTCGCCGGAGGTAAAATCATTCTGAATACGAATGACACGGCTCATCCACGAACCTCAGTCAGCGGGAAGTCCATGATGTTCTGCGGCGGGCGATCCACACCGTCAATGTTCATCGCCACGCGTGACAGTCCGCCACGCATATTTTCGGAAGGCGAACCAAACGCAAGGCGATGGTAATAATCGCCCTTCGTGATCTGGTCCGTAATCGGTTCGGCAAACGCAGCCGCAAGGGCGTGCTTGAGCAGATTCACAAAGTATGGCGGGAAGAAGGCAGGCTCAGGTCGATACTGGTAGTCGATCCAGACTTCCTCGTAATCAGCGTAGAGCGCCGTGCCGTAAATTTCAAAGTCGCGCGCAGGCGTGCCGCCTACTGCGCTAGTGATAAAGACTGCTTTCGGGTTGCCAAGAATGTCGCCCGGCAGCGCATAGCGATACTTCCACTCATTGATGGGATCATCGACAAGCTGCGCCAGCTTGACCTTCTTGACTGACCAAGAATACGGGTACTGCATAAGCAGTGTGTCGCGGATGTCGTCGTATAGGCGATCCGCGATCTGCGCTTCGTCCGTGCCTTCAGAGAAGGATGAGATAGATGCAGCGCCAAGCATAAGCATGGCATCGGAACAAATCGTAAGTTTAGTGTCACCAGAAGCCATAGCCTACCTCGCTAGAAAAGGGGCGAGCCGAAGCCCGCCCCGTTCCCATTAGTCGGTGTCAGTGGCGGCAAGCGTCGTGCCGTCAGCAACGTCAACAACGCCACTCGCGTTCGACAGAACCTGAGTAAGCGTGCTGACACGGGTACCCCCGGTCGAGGTTACGCAATAGATCAGATCGCCCACCGCGAGAGTGTCCGAAATGTCATTGAAGTAACCAGCGGTGTTGACCGTGGCGATGGTGTCGGCAGTCTGATAGGTGTAAATGCTAGGAGCATTACCCTTCTTAGAAGCCGCAACAACGCCGAGTCCAGCGGAATCAAAAGCCATTATCTAGCCCTCCTACTCGGTGCTGCTGATCTTGACGATACCTTCATCATCAATCGCGATGGCTCCAGCGGAGAACATCGAGGAGACGAGGAAGGAAGTCTTCTCAGGCACATAATTGATCTCAGACTTCTGGTTCATGCTGATACCCAGACCAATCGCGTCACGATGGAACGCGAAGTTGGTGCGAGTGGACGGAAGCGGCAGACCGCCTTCGTCACGATCACCAAGCATGATGAACTTGAAGCCAAGGAACGTGTCGATCTCACCCATCGACAGCGCCTTAACCGTGGCGAAGTCGCTGCTGGTGAGTTCGGTTTCGTCAAGCAGAGCAGCCAGACCGTTAGCATGGATCAACATGCAACGACCTTCAGCCGGGACGTTTTTCGCGTCCAGAGCCTTCTTGGCAGCAAGCAGCTTGGCGAGGTTCATGTTCGTGCCTGCACCACCAACAGTGGTGGCAACAGTCGAAGGCGACGAAGCCGCGTTCAGCGCGTCAATGACAAGCTGATCCATCCGGCGACCGATAGCGTTACCAACGACCTGCACCAGTTCACGGCGCTCATCGAAGTTCACTTTCGCCTGATGGAAGATATCGCTGTATTCAGCAGCAATATAATCGGACATCGAAGCCGTGACCTGAGAGTAGGACACGTTCAGCGGGGTTACGTCCGTCTGCGGAACGCGGACGGTAGCGGTGCCTTTCCCGATTTTCGGGAACTTCACCTGATTGCCTTCAACATTCGCTCGTTCGCGCGTCACGCCTGCAAGCGCACGGGAAGCCTGATAAGCCTGCTTCACCTCAGCGTCGAACAACTGAACGAAGGCATTGGAAATGCCAACAGCCATTTCTCGGTTCCTTTCGTTAAGGGTTCAAAGTAAAGCGCCTTGCAGGTATCCGTGACCGGGCTGCCAGCTTGGATGTTTTACGCCCATCCCACGGCGGGTCTTGCGGGCCTCAGGGTTATCCGCATCTGTGAATATATGGCAAAAAATAAACGGGGTAAATACCCCGTTTATTCCACTTAATTTGTGTGTACTACATCGGACTGTACGGGTCGTCCCCGTACATCTTCTCAAACATCTTCTCAACCTTGGCACGATAAGCCGGGTCGCTGGTGTATTCAGGGCGACCAACCATTGCCATAAGTTCTTCTTTTGACGGCCCGTCCTCAACAGTAGATACATCAACCGGCACAGTCTGATCGCCGTAATACGAGCGAATCTTCTGCAAGGCACGAAGACCATCTGCTGTGCCGCCCATGATCTTGAACTCCTCAAAATCATTTTCGCCCCAAACCCCTTTGCGAACAAGACCTTGCGCCCAATCCGTCATGGACTTGATAGCCGCATCAGCGTTTGGCCCCAGCTTCTTGTATTCCTCCTGATAGGAGATTTGTGCCTGCTGGGCTTCGTTACCAGCAGTCTCAATGAACTTCTGTGCCAACTGGTCAAAAGCCTCTTGGCTGATACCGTTTTCCTTGGCCCAGTCCTTGTAGGTCACATAGAGTTCGTCGTCTTCGGGAACATTAGCTTCCGCAAAAATCGACTCATCATATGTTTCGGGGGCTTTGTGTTTTCCTTGAGAGAACTTCTTTTGGAGTTCGCTGTATGACTTGACGAGGTTTTCGAGGTCTGGACCCTCGTCTTCGTTCCAAAATTTCTCAGGATACCATTCTGGCCGAACAAACTCTGTCTCCTCATCTTCGGCTGCAACAGTAACTTCATCAACCGTACTTGGCTCCGAAGAAGGTGTTGGCTCAACATGGGAAATTGTTTCCTGTTCTTCCTGCTGGTTGTCGTCGCTCTCCGCAGAGGCTTCGGCCAACAGTCCGTCAGTTTCGCTCATAGTTCAGATGCCCTTTTCATACGCCGCTCTATTTCGCGGACAAGTGAGTTTTGTCCTTCACGGGCATAGCCGTGGGACGCTTCTTCGCCCGGATACCATGTGGGCTGCTCAATCGTCAGTGCGCGTAGATGGGCTAACAATTCTTGCCCATCGTCACTGCCGAAAACTCTAAGGTAAAGACGATCAATGTCGTCGTTATTCTGCTGATTATCGACTCGGAACTGCGGCTCAACCTGTCGCAGTCCATCCCAGCCTTCAGTAATGGTCATTACATACCTTCTGGTATTGCTTCCGCTCCGCCTTCAGCAGGGGCCATTCCCTGCTGCTGCGCCATCATCTGTGCGGCCTGTGCGGCCTGCTGCATCATCTGTTCACGCTCCTGCGGTGAGGTACGCAGTTCAGCCGGTACACCCAGCTTGTCTGCAACGTAATCAGAAATTGCACCCATACGCGGAGCCATCTGACCTTCCGGCCCAAGCGCGGAAGATAGCTGTACCCACTGCGTAATCTTCTCAATGTCACCCATGTTCTGCGCCTGAGCAATCGGGGACACAGGCGTCACCTTAACCTCAAGCCCGTTCACACGAAGCGGCATCTCAATCATGCCGCGCTCATCCATCACATACAGGATGCGACCGATCAGCGGCACCATTGTTTCTGTAATCAGGCGACCAAACGCAGAGCCAAGGTTCTGCGCGAGTTCCTTCATGCGCTCTGCAATCTCAGTCGCGGAACGCGCTGACATATTGTCCGGCGGCAGCGTGTCGTCGAGCATGATCTTCTTGATGTTCATGCGAAGATCGTTAATCACGATCTGCGACACGTTGAAGTCACCAGAACGCGGCAGCATACGCAGGCTCTCGCCCTGCGGCCCGCCGTTGCGCGCCACCGGGATGATCGCACCCGGCACAATGCGGATTGTCTGCGGATTCAGAACGCCATCGTCAGCAGCGGTATAGACACCGGCAATCGACAACGATGCGTTCTTCAGCAGCAACTCAAGCGTCTTGTTGAGCGTCTTGATGTCGGGGATCGCTGTTACCAGCGGGCCTCGGCCATAAACTTCGCCAGCTACCTTCATGTAGCGCGCCACAATCCAAGGCGACGACTGCATCTTGCGCTGAACAAGCTGAGACTTACCTTCCGGCCAGATCACATGATAGTCGTAATCGCCACGCTGCGTGTCGTAAATCGTGGCTTCCACCAACTCGATCTCGTCTGTCGGCTTTTCCTCAATCATGCGCGCAAGGCGATCAGGAATTTCTGCATCCTGCCAGTGCTGCGAGATTGCCTCAGCCTTCAAGCGCATACGCCGATACACGTTATCGACCTTGCCATGCGCGCCTTCCTCAATCGCCACAAGGTATTGCGGCACAGACGTAAAGCGAATAGGCGTCATGTCGTCGCCGGGCTGCACCAGCATGACCGCCGTACCAACGGCGAGGTCCATGAGAAACTCGCCCATCGCCAGATCAAAGTTAGACTGACGCAGAAGCGAAAACATCTTTTCAGAGTACATGTCCAGCGCAGCTTGCGCCTCAAGCTGACGATCCGGGGGAATATCCGGGCCGGGTTCAAGACGACACCAGCGACCATACGGCGGAAACAGACCCGCTTGGATGCGGTTTGCAAAACGCTGTGTTGAACTAATCGCGGTTGAGTCAAACACACGGGCCATCTTGTTCTGGCCCGGCGACCCGCCACCTTCGTAGTAGCCGTCATACAAGTTGCGCTGCGGCAGCGCGAACTCGTAGCAGTCTTCGTAAATCTGCCGCCAGTTATCCTTGCGACGTTGTGCAAGGTCGTGGCGCTTCATAATCTGTTCAACAGTAAGCATGGCTATTTGTCCAATCCCTCAGAGCGCGCCTTTGCTGCCTTCACAGCAGAGTCCAAAGAGTCAAAAAACTTCAACTTTTTCTTAGTGATCGGATCAACATATTTGTTTTCGCGGTAGAACCTATAAAGAAAGTCCTCATCGTTAAGAATTTGTCCGCCATCAAACACCGTGGGGACATTCACCCACTTTGAATTTGGCGTAGCCCTTCCTGTTTTAGGATCAACATCAAGGGGTATTGTTGCAGTGCGTTCCGAATACTGTTTCCCAGATGGGGTTTCCCATATAATTCGTCCCGCGCGAGTCTTGCGCCCCGTGTTCTTTGGCATTTGCCCGTAGTCGTCCATCGCTAACTCTTTTTATGACGCGCAGCAAAGTTCGCAGCGGCTTCTTTTGACCCAAAGCCCCAAGCCCGCAGCGCAAGCGCAAGGCGCGTAGGCTCACCCTTCTTGTCCTTCATCGGACCCTTCATCCCGGCAAACCGTGCAGCAAAAGAAACACGACGCGGATTGGTTCCAGACTTGACCGGGCGCTTGAGGTTGCCTCCTTCCTTGCGCTCAAAGTGCTTGCGGCCAGCTTCGTTCAGACCACCGCTCGGATTCTGGTGCGCCTCCTTAACCACGCGCAGCCCGCATGTTGTCGATCAGATTAGGATACGGACGACCAGCTTTCTTCGCCGCACGCATGGCAGAACGCTTCTGCTTAGACGACAAAGCCTTGGGCTTGCCTAAATCCTTCGGTCGCTTCTTGTCCCAAACCTGTTTAGGCATAGGTTTTCTTCTTCCGCTTCATGGTCGTCTTCATGCTGACGTTCTCGACGCGACCGTCATACTGCTTGGCGTACTCTTTCGCCGCAGCCATGCCTGCCTTGGTGTAGGCGAAGGTGCGGGTCTTACCGTTTTTCATCACGACCTTGGGCATTACCCTACTCCTAACGTGGTCTGCAATCCGTCATCACGATCCCCTGCGCCCGGCCCAAGCAACGGACGGCCAGCGCGACGAGAACGAACACGAGCCGCCCGGCGGCGTGCTTCGTCGGTCGCCTCAACCGGCGCGGGTTCAGGTGCCGGAGGTGGGGGAGCAGGAGCAGGTGAAGAGGGCTTTGAACCGCCAAACAAACCACCCATTACTCGCCTCCCGATCCAAGCGTTGTCTGAATACCAAGCCGTGCGTCCTCACGCTCCGGCGAAAGCAACATACGCTGACCGCCGATCTGGCGTGCGCGCCGCTGAGATGCAAGCTGCGCCTTCTGCTGCCGTTCTTCTTCAGCAAGTCGTGCTTCCTGACGCGCCTGTGCGGCGGTCGTTTCCGGCGCAACCTGCGCAGGCGCTGGCATTTTAGGGCCACTAAACAATCCACCCATTATCCGGTCCTCGCAAACATAACATGGTCAGCACCATCCGGGCCGTAACCGCGCATAGTGCCTTCTTCTGAGAACTTTAACGCGCGCGCCCATCGCATTGCAATAGTATTTCTACAATCAACGACTATCTGCAATCTATGTAATTGCATATCGCTATAAATTGTATTGAAGTATCGTATAGCGCCGCGCGTCAGTGCTATAGGATTTGTTTCAACCTTATATGAAGTCAACAGCCAAGCCTCTGCAACGCCCTCCCATATAGGCATTGCGCCCCAGCAACACGCTATTTCACCACGCAGAAGCGCAGTGTAGCTGTGTTCATGCTGGCCCATCATCTTGAGACGTGCGTCATAGTCAGGGAACTGCTGAAAATACATCTGCTCAAACGGGCGCAGGTCCATCATTCGCACATGCGCCCAATGAAACGGCACGACCGAAACGCTTGAGTGGTTCGTAATCATAGATGTTGTGTGTGTGGGCGGTTAATGGTACAAAA